CATTGTCACATGCCTAGCGTCTGATTTATCCGCTCGTCTTGCCGAAGCATCCCAGACAACCATTGAATAGGCGTTAGGTATCTCAGTAAATACAATATTCTGCGCTGTGTTATCAGGGTCGCCTTCGTCCTCATATTCCGTATTGAGAAGTATGCAACCGTAACCACACCTAAGCATCTCATCAACTGCCGTATCTACGCTGTCCTGACCGCCTGAGCGCTCCATATCTCGTCTAAATACGCCATCTAATAAAGTAGCTTGCTTTTCGTCTGTCGCTTCGTCAGCAGGCGAGAAATTAACTATCCTACGGTTAGCTCTCCATCTTGAAATCGCCCGCCGAACGTAATCAGAAACGTGATTTAACTCTGGCTTGGCTCTGTTCTCATAAGAATCCTCTAGCCACCCTTCCCACTGACCACCCGACACCGAACAAAAACGAAATTCCTCGTTCGCCATGTCGCGCACATCTTCCGAAGCCGCTAAGTCGTCTACGAATTGTTTTTTATATTGTTCTAACATCAGAATGCTGAATACCCTTGTGGAATAACTACGTCAATTTGTTTTACTGGTGGCCTAACCATTGCATCGAATAGCTCTGTAAAGCCCCAGATGGCTGCGTCTGCTCTGTCCGGCGACTTAACGCCTTGATAACCCTCACGACTAAACGCTAATAGCTGATCCTCTAATTCTGGGAAGTAGCCAACGTGATGAATCTTGCCCTGCTCATACAGCGCCGCTATTGGCTCTGCGCGAATGTGCTTACCCCTTGAGGCTCTCACTTCCTTATAATTAATATTTGGCTTGGCTGTCCTTACTACATGTTCAACCATGCCGCCGCCGTAATTGGACTCACCTATTACCGCGTCTGCCTGGTGCCTGTCGTATGCACTACCAACAACCTTGCCCCACTCGTTAGGGCTATGCCTGCCTGATAAGTCCTCAATTAAGTAGCCATGGCCATCAACACCTAAACCAACGACAACAATGCCAACCTCATCGCTGCGCGTGTCCTGATCGCCGCTACACCCGCTAGGGTCTACTGCTACCACTACGCGCTTAAAGTCTGGTATCGCGTCTTGTATGCGCCCCAGCAGCCTAGAAGCCAGTAAGAAGTCATCACGCCATAGAGCATTCTCATCGTCGTCAGCAAACTCACCGTATAGAAAGCGTTTGCGTGATCGTTCTGGCAGACTCCGTAAAGTCTCTAGATAATCCTCATCAATGTTCTGCTTGTTATCTTCTGGATTAATCCGAAAATAAGCATAATCATCTTGGTTTAATAAGTTGTTAGACTCAACATCAACCTTTGCAACGAATGTTCGATATGTCCAATGCCGCTTTGATGGTGGGTTAAAGTCGAAATAGAACTTATTCTTTAAGCTGGTTTTCTGGGCTAATCGCGTCTTACTCAATATGTAAGATGAGTACGGAACTTGGCTGCACTCGTTGTAGTAGATCGTGGCAAACTCCATGCCTAGAATCTTCTCTGAGCGCTCCTTATCATCTAGTCCCGCGAACCAAATCTCACTACCGTTAGGTAATGTTAAAAACCAATCTTGCTTGTCTAGTCTGCAACGCTCCCATAAACCAGGGTATGCACACTTGATAACCTTTGGAAGCGTATCCAATACAACCGATGCCTTTACAGCGTTAAACCTGAATCTGAACACCACATGGCGACTGCCCGCCGCCCTTAATGCCCTTGTGATAATCGCCAAGATTATTAGGAATGTCTTGCCGGATCTTGAGCCGCCACCGATAGCAATATGCTTGGCTGGGCTAGTTAATACGCCTAGTGCTTCATCTTGCTTGTCGGTTAACCTAAACGTCTGCGAGCTTCCCATTAATGCTTATTGCTAAGTCACCCTCAGCTTTTAAATATTGCTTATCAACAATCAACCCATGCAACTTAGCTAGGTTCTGAGCCGCTTGAGTCATTGCGCTGGGTTGCCCTTGATCCTCTGCCACCCTATACGCCGCTTTGTGCATTTCGTCTATGGTGTCTACCGTAGTCTCGTTGCGCTTTGAGGCTTTGTCTTGGTGTTTTTTGATAGCCTTTTCAATTTCAGGTTTTCTCAGGTTTTCAGTGCCTATCGAATACGCTGTTTTTTCGCTATACCCCGCCCTGACAGCCGCCTGAGTAGCGTTAAAGTCAATAATGTACTCAGAGACAAACCGCGCTTGTTTTGCTGTCAGCTTTTCCATAATGTAAATTACCCGCCCAATATCGTAAGTGGTAGCTTTGCCAGCCCCTGATAGGTGATGTTGTGGCGGGTTTATCCTGTATCCCGGTATGGAATAAAAAAAGCCCTCGCGAATTAACGTGAAGGCTTTGTGTGTTCTTTGGGCGCATTACTCAACCCTTACCTGTATAAGCATACAGTAGTCTCAGGTCATAATCAAGCACTTTTTGCAAGTTTTTTCAATTAAATACCGCCTCGCGCAATAAACTCATCCTGAGCGTCCCTTAAATCGCGGTAATAAGTGGCTCTTGTCGTTCCTAGCCTTTTGAAGTAAACCCCTTTAACGCGCATTGAATAGTCATCCCTGCTCTCGTTAATCCCCTGCCGGATGCTTTCGTAAAGCCGACCTATGTAGCCATCTCGCTCAAGGTAGTGGCACTGTAGGAACATCCGGTTATATGGACTCATGCCGTTAATAATCTCGCTGCGGTAATTGTTTAACTCATCGCTTGACGCAAAGCCAGACCGTTTAGATGGTGGTGAGTATGGCGCACCTGTTAGCCGCTCTATTTCCTTTTTGCAGTCTTGATAATCCTTAGCCCATTGCTTAAGCGATGCGTCTGCTAGATCGAACCTTGCCCGACCCTTAATAATCACATTAGGCTCTAACTCCTGCTTAGTTTGTGCGCTCATTGCTCTAGCTCTCTAGTTAGTCGTGCGTAATGCTTTCTAATCTGCTCTAAATCATCAATGGTGTAATGTTTCATCTAACTCTAATGTCCCTTTCGCCCAAATCTATTCCGTGATTCTTGCTGAACCCATACTCTACGTTTGCGCTTAATCTAGCTTCCTTAGCTTTTTCTAACGTGTTGAACCTTCCGAGATTTTTCTTTAATCCCCTTATCGTGATGTAAGCCTCGTATTTACCAGTCCTCTTGCAAAGGCTTACCCCTGTAATGCCTGTCTTAGAGTTTCTTTGAAGTGGTCTATTTCTATGGTTTAAGACGTTGTTAGACCCTCGTAAGTTTGACCAAGCGTTATTTGTTGGGTCGTGATCAACGTGATCTACTTGCTCCGGCATTTTTTCGTTCATAAATAAAAAGGCCAGTCTGTGCGTTTTGTATAACTTGCCTCTAATGTTTATAGCCTCATAGCCATCACCAGAAACAGAGCCAGCCCTCTTACCGCTATATTTCCGATTCCACGCCTCCTGTCTGCTTTTCGCCCTACATGTAACGTCATCCCTAAAGTGCGTTATTGGTCTTTCAAGCCAAGTGAAAACACCAGAACCAGGGTCATACGAAAGACACTCAGAAAAATATTTTTTAAGTAAGGGCGTAACTATCATTTCAATCTCTCCGTTTTTCTCTTAAACCATTTATCAATAATTTTTAGGTTATCTATCGTATATTTCTTGTCTGCGTTGTACCCCTCAAGAAAATCAACCACCTCAACGCCGTACCTTTCGATTATTCCTAGCCGCGCCTCTGTGACATTTCCTGACCTGTTTTTGTTGCAATTCCACCAACATTGCCCGTGAGCATTCATAGGGTGATATCTTAGTGCTGGCGTACTCCCTACGGTTTTATAGTGTCCTGCCGTAATGCGGTAATTTGTCGCCCCACAGCTTATACATGGCTTGTCCTTGTCTCTAATCCGTATGTATTTATTGAATCTGCGCTGAACTTTCTTCTTCCACCATTTCAGGTCATGAGTCGCTTTCTGCCTGTTTTTAAGTTTACGCTCTGCTCTAACCTTGCTCAATGCCTTTGCAACGTCGGCGATTCCGTCAGGGCTTTGTAAGTAAATGCCGCGACATGTATAACCGCACGTTTTCTGCTTGTTGTTAGGGTTAATCTGGTTGCAGACTTTGCATCGTATGGTCATGCTGTAGCCTCCAAGATCGCCTCACCTACCGCCTGGACCACATCAACGGTTACGGCATTACCTAACGCCTTGTACCGCGCTGTAGCTGGCACTTTCTTAATTACGCCCTCATAATCGCCGTACTCTGTCCAGCCATCGCTAAAGCCCTGTAGCCGTTCGCACTCGACCTCTGTTAATCTGCGGATTGAGTTTACTGTTTGGTAATTATGGCTGGCGTTGGCGCGCAGAGTCCCTGCGTAGCTGTTTCTGAATCTTTGACCGCTTAGATTTTCATTTTCAATATATGGCTCAACCACATAATTATCCTTAGCCACGCTAGTTAATGTGTTTGTAGTGCCGTTGTGGTTAATCTCTAAAGTTTGCCGCATCGGTGCGCCTGCTGTTCTGTCGCTGGGCCTTTGAGGGTTTCGCCCTCTT